TGATGGTTCTACATGGAGTGTCGTATAATGGTGACTAAAGTATATGGTGATACAGGTGTAGATAAAATTGTTGATGGAGCTGTTACATCTTCTGACTTTGCAGCTGGTGTAGGTGGAAAAGTATTACAAGTAGTAAACGTATATGATAGACAACAATCTTCTTATACGACATTAGATATTGCTAACGGATTTACTAATTATGGTTTTAATGAAGCTGGTTTTGATTTAACAACTTTAGATATTGCGCTTACCCCAACATCTACATCAAGTAAAATACTAATTTTAACAAATATCAATATTGGTTCTTATGACCAACAATATGGAGTTATGCGATTAAAAAGGGGAATAGCAGGGGCAACGCCTTCTTTTGCATCTACAGATTCATGGATTAGTGCAGGAAATGCAGTCAACGGTACTTTAACACAGCTTGGATCATATACAGTAACTAATAGAGCTACTCATTGGGTTAATACTCCAATACACTTTCAATGGTTAGATAGCCCAAATACAACAAGTGAAGTTAAATATAGGTTTAATTTTAGAATTGAGGCAGATCAAGTAGCAGCAACATGTTTTCTTAATAGAGTTGCTTATGGTATTAATGATTATGGCGCAACAGCAAGTGTATCATCAGTGACATTGATGGAGGTAGCAGGATAATGAATCATTCAGCAATATATGCCTTATACCCAAATGTAGTTAAAGTTGTTCATGATGTAGCTTATGACATAAATGATAATGTTGTAGAAATAGACTTGAATGCTGTCAACGCTTGGGTAGATCCAAACGCATACAAACATCAAAGAGTATCTGAATACCCACCGATTGGTGACCAATTAGATGCACTTTTTCATGCAGGTGTATTCCCAGATGACATGGCAGCAAAAATACAAGCAGTAAAAAACAAATATCCTAAAGGTTCAGAATGAGTACAGTAAAATCAAAGAAACTACAAGTCGGAACAGATGCTACCTCTAGCAATAACTTTACCATCTATCAGCCAGCAACACCTGATGGAACATTAAGGATTGGTGTAGGTAATGCAGATAGTCCTACAGAAGTAGCAAGGTTTGATGCAACTGGAATGATTAGTGGTGGTGCTATTCCTGATGCACTGTCAACAGCTAGTGGTTCTGCTCCATCTTACTCTGCTCGTGCATGGGTAAATTTTAATGGCACTGGCACTGTAGCAATAAGAAATAGTGGTAATGTAAGTAGTATTACTGACAACGGAACAGGAAATTACACAGTAAACTTTACTACTGCTATGCCTGATACTAATTATTCTGTTTCACATTCTGCAAATTTCAACCAAACAACTACAAAAATAAATACATCTGCAATTAATGCACCTGCTACATCATCATATTCAGTTGCTTGTCATTCAGATAGTGGTGCAACTTTGTATGATTGCCAGATTGTATACTTACAAGTATTTAGATAAGGATAAATATGACCATTAGTATAAAACCAACAGCATCTGGTTCAACGATAGAACAAGACGGAAGTGCTATATTATCTATAGATGCAAGTGGTAATTTAACTGTTCCTAACAATTTATCTGTTACAGGCACAGCACCTATACCTGATGCTTTATCTACTGCTAGTGGTTCAGCACCTAGTTATAGTGCAAGAGCATGGGTTAATTTTAATGGAACAGGAACAGTAGCAATACTTGCAAGTGGAAATGTTAGCAGTTTAACAGACAATGGAGTTGGAGATTATACAATTAATTTTACTACAGCTATGCCAGACACAAACTATGTAATGGCTGGTAATTATGATTATGTATATAACAGCACTCAATATTTTGACCAACAAACAGTTCCTAGAACATTTGCTACTGGTTCTTTAAGAATTAATCAAGGACATGCAGCAACTAATTACAATGATGCTGAACGAATTATGGTATCAATTATAAGATAAGGAATAAGATGTTTGGCATAAGTGCATTTTCTCAATCACCTTTTAGTACACTAGGTGCAGGTGCAGTTTTATTAGGTGAAGCTAATATTACTGCTGATGCTACTCTTGTATCTGCTGCTGTAAGATTAAGAACATCATCTGGTGCTATTACTACAAATGGTATATTAGAATCTAATGGCATACTGATTCTAAATGGTGTAGGTAATATCAACGCATCTAGTGCAGTGACCATAGATGCTACAAGAATAGCAACAGTAACTGGTGTAATCAATGGAACAGCAAGTGCATCTGTTACTTATTTACGAATAAGAACTAATAGTGGTGCTATTGCAGGTTACGCATTATTTGATGCAGAAGGATTCTCTCTAGCAGTTGCTAGTGGTTCTATATTCTCTAATGTGAGTGTAACAGCTAATGGATTTAGTGAAGCATACGCTACAGCAAGTATAGATGGTGATGCAACAGTATCAGCTTTAGGTGGTTTAATAGCAGATGCAGATGGAAGTATAAACGCAGAAGCATTAGCAGAATGTTTAGCAAATGCTACATTTAGTGGTGATGCAATTATAAACTCTAATGGAACAATAACTGCGATTGGTTATGTTCTAGGCGAAGAATGGTCAGATAGTGCAGTGGGTTCAGAAGTATGGACTGACTCTGCTACTGGAAACGAAGTATGGGTGGAAGATACACCTGAATCAAACACATGGTTACGACAAGGATAAAAAATGGCAAAAGTAAAGATTTCTGATTATGATTCAATTTCAGCAAATAATACTGATATAGATAGTATTAATATTGCTGAAGGCTGTCCACCAAGCGGCATTAATAATGCCATTCGTGAATTAATGGCCCATTTAAAAGATTTTCAATCTGGAGCTAGTGGAGATACATTAGCAGTTGCAGCTGGAGGAACCGGATCAACAGATGCAGCTACAGCAAGAACTAACTTAGGTCTTGGTGCAGTTGCAACATTAAGCAGCATTACATCTGCATATATTACAGATGGAACAATTGCTACAGCTGATATAGCTGACGGAGCAGTTACAAGCGCTAAAATAGCAGACGCTACAATTGCCACAGGAGATTTGGCAGACGATGCAGTTACAGCAGCAAAAATAGCAGATAATGCTGTTGGCGCTGATGCATTAAACGTTAGTGGTAATGGTACATCTGGTCAGGCTTTAATATCAGATGGTGATGGTACATTTTCATGGGGTACTGCATCATTATTAACTGCAACAACAGGTTCTGCTCCTTATTATGGTGCTAGAGCATGGGCATCAATTAATGAGCCATCTGCTGTATTACAAAGTAGTGCTAATATTTCATCATTAACAGATAATGGCGCAGGAGATTTTACTTTAACATTTACAACAGCAATGCCTGACACCAATTATTCAGTTGTATTTGGTTCAAGTTATTATGCACAAAACCAAGTTCATGTTACAACTTTGGATAATTCTTCTGCTAGAGCAACAGGTAGTGTTAGAATTCAAAGTTATTATATTGCAGGTGGTGGTGACACTGTTACTATTGCAGGTGATTTTAATCCAGTTGGCGTAGCAATTTTTAGATAAGGAAAAAATATGGAAAAAAGAATCGTATATAACAATGATGATGGTGGAATTAGTATTATTATTCCAACAGCAGAATGGTTAGCAGAACATACAATAGAAGAATTAGCTGCTAAAGATGTACCAGCAGGTAAAGAATATCATATTGTAAATGTATCAGAAATACCGTCTGACAGAACTTTTAGAAACGCATGGGAGTGGCAATAATGGCTATACAAGTAAATATTAATAAAGCAAAAGACATCACTAAAGACAGACTTCGTGCTGAAAGAACACCTAAATTAGAAGCATTAGATGTTCAATTTCAAAGAGCGTTAGAATCAGGTGATGACACTTCTGACATTGTTACTAAAAAACAAGCATTAAGAGATGCTCCTGCACAAGTAGACAGCATGACAACAGTAGAACAATTAAAGGCAGCAACATTACCAGACGTAGGAGTCTAAATGGCCGTCCAAAGACTAAAATTTACTGAGTGGCTACCTGACCAACCAGCTAACTCTGGCGCATTATTAGATGCTAAAAATGTTTATCCTGTATCTATGGGTTACGCTCCATTTAATAATGCTAAAAACTACTCAGGATCTGCAACTGAAAATTTAAATAAAATATTTGTATCTAAATATGGTGATTTAGTACAAGCATTTGCTGGCGGATCTACTAAGCTATTTAAACTTGATAATACTGATTTAAGTTTAGATGATGTATCTAAATCTGGTGGATATTCTAGTACAGATGCGTGGAATTTTACTCAGTTTGGTAAAGTTATTTTAGCTGCAAATAACTCATCTAAAATACAATCATGGACGCTTGGCACGTCTACTGCTTTTGCGGATGTAGATACAAATGCACCAATTGCAAAATATGTCACTGTGGTTCGTGACTTTGTATTTGCTGCTCATTTAACATCATCATTTCCATCTACTGTCCAATGGAGTGATGCTAATGACGAAACTTTATGGGTTTCCGGTGGAACATCACAGTCAGATTCACAGGTTTTGCCAGATGGAGGTTCCATTACTGGCCTGTCAGGTGGAGAAATAGGAATAATATTTCTTGAGAAGGCAATTTATCGCGCCTCATATATTGGGAGCCCATTTTACTGGCAATTTGACGTTATATCCAGAGGGTTAGGATGTATTGAAGGCAATAGTATTGCGCAATACGGAGCTACATCATTCTTTTTAGCTGATGATGGATTTTATAAAACAGACGGCACAATAGTTGAGCAAATAGGCACAGAAAAAGTAGACAGATATTTCTTTAATGATTGTAGATTAACAGAAATTAAAGATATTACAGCTGCAGTTGATCCTGTAAAAAAATTAGTAGTATGGAATTATCCAAATGTTGACGGCGGACGAAGTATATTAATTTACAATTGGCAATTAAATAAATGGTCCAGAGCTACAACAGATTCTACAGTAGTTGGTAACTTAGCAACTGTTGGAGTAACTTTAGAAGCATTAGAGACTCAATTAGGATATACCAACATAGACACAATGCCTGCATCATTAGATGATAGGTTGTTTGTTGGTGGTAGATTTTTGTTTGCCGGAGCAAAAGACGACACAATTGTTACTTTTACTGGATCTACATATAATTCTGAATTAATTACTGGCGATATAGAATTAGGATATAACACGGTTATTAATTTAGTAAAACCACAAATAGACAATGGTTCAGCTAATATTAAAATTGCATCAAGACGAGAATTAGATGACAATATTGCATTTGGAACTTCTGTCACAACAACTAGCGAAGGTCGTGCAAATGTTAGAGCAGCTGGAAGATATCATCGTGTATCTGTATCACCAACTGGTAACTGGACAACGGCTGTCGGATTAGATCTGGAAGTAAAACAACAAGGCACTAGATAATGGCTAGACAATATCGTGTATTACCATATTCAGGAGCAGAGCCACGTGTAATATCTGAAGTGGTTAATAATGCCATGAACGGTAAAACTAATAATACCGGCGTTGTAACATTAAATACTGGATGGGCCACTGAAACAACTATATATAATGAACGAATTAGTCCTGATTCAGTTATTTTATTAGCTCCAGATAGTTTAAGTTCTGAAGAGTCAGCTTTGCCGTATGGTGAAATTAATTCTACTACTGGACAAACTGCTCCATCTACAGGAACAACAGCAGTTGTAGAGTTTGATAACATTACACAAAACAATGGTATATACCAAGATGGTACAAACGCATCAAGAATATATGTAAGAGATGCAGGTGTGTACAATGTGATGTATTCGCTGCAGTTAATTAACACAACTAACGATGGTCAATATGCAGATGTGTGGTTTCGCATTAACGGAACTGATGTAGCAGACTCTGCAAGTCGGTTTGGTTTGCCTGCTCGTAAATCTTCTGGAGACCCAGCTGAACTAATTGGTGCGATGAATATTTTTCTATCACTAGATGCTGGTGATTATATAGAAGTAGCAGGTGGAGTGTCAGATGTTGGAGTAGAGCTTTGGTATGATGGCCCACAAACTACACCATTTGTCAGACCTGCAATTCCATCAGTGATATTAACTTTAAATATGGTATCTGGCAGAAGCTATGGCAATGTATACGTTAGTTCTCAATCTGTTGGCGAAGCTACTATCACTCATTTTGCAAATAACACCTCAAATAAAACCTATAGTTATATAATAGTTGGATGATACTCCAGTTAGTACGTCCTGAACAGATTAGAAGCTATTGGCCAACAATAAAAAAAGGTGTTGATAAGCTAGTAACGAAATCTATCACCGGATGGATTCCTGAAGATCTTTATTGTGATGTTCATGAAGGCAGAACTCAATTATATTTATTAGTTAATAATAAATACTATGTTGGTTTTGTTGCGGTTCAGATATTTAATCAGAACATGCATATATGGACAGCATATTGTGAAAAACCTGACCAACTAGAGGTTGGTTTAAACCTATTAAAAGATCTTGCAATACAAGATAATATTCAAACCATTACCTTTTCTTCAGACAGAAAAGCATGGCAAAAAGTAGCAGGTAAATTAGGATTTAGACCAAATACCTATTTACTGAGCCTATGAATATTATATTAGTTCCAAAACCAGATATTGACAAAGTAGTTAAATTAATTCCTGAATTTTTAAAAAGTGCAGCAAAATATACTTACGGTAGATTTGATGCAAATGACATTGTTCAAGAATCAAAAAAACTAAATAAACAATTATGGGTAGCATTTGATAAAGAAATACTTGGATTTGTAGTTACTGAAATTGTTACATATCCAAAGACAAAATCATTATCAATGCATTTTACAGCAGGCAAAGATCTGAAGTTATGGAAAGATCCTATGCTTAGCGTATTACAAGATTTTGCTAAAGAAACTCAATGTAAACAAATAGAGTCATTTGGCAGAAGAGGTTGGGAAAAAGTCTTCAAGCATGACGGCTACAAATCTAAATTTAAATTTTATGAATTACCTTTGGAGTAAATTATGTTATCAATGTGGAAATTATTAACACTGCCTATTGAATTATGCACCTTTTGGGGTGGAGGCGGAGGATTGTTTGGAGGTGGCGGCGGCGGTGGTGGTTCGTCTAGCACAACTCAAGATATTCCAGAATGGTTAAAAGAATATATAACCTTTGGTCTTGATGAAGCAAAAGGATTATATGAGGCAAAAGGCCCAGATTACTATCCATATGACACATATGTCCCTGCATCACAAACTACATTAAGTGCATTGCAATCTGCTGAACAAAGAGCAGCTGCAGGATCTCCATTAGTAACTAGTGCCCAACAACAAATGGGCGATGTAATTGGTGGACAATATTTACAAAACAACCCATACTTTAACCAAGTAATGGCAGGTGCTGGTAAAGCAGCAAGTAAAGAATTTTATGATGCATTACAAGGTATTAAATCTGGATCATCTTCTGCAGGTCGTTATGGATCTGGTGCAATGCAAGAATTACAATCTAGAGCATCACAAAACTTAGCAGATACATTAGCAAATAAAGCAGCTGAAATGAGTTACTCTAATTACGCCGCAGAACGTGCGCGTCAAGATGCTGCAGTTGCTAACGCTCCTGCAATGGCTGCAACTGATTATCAAGACATTGAAAGAATGTTACAAGCAGGTCAAATTGGCGAAGACTACGCCTCACAAAAACTTGCATCTGACGTAGAAAGATTTAACTACTCTCAACAAAAACCATATCAAAAACTATCTGCTTATCTTGGTAGTGTATATGGCGCACCTGTTCCTATGCAGCAAACTACAACTCAAGATAGTGGTGGTGGTGGAAAAATTATTTGCACAGCAATGAACGAAATGTATGGTTTTGGATCATTTAGAAACGCTGTATGGCTTAAATATTCTAAAGATCAACTTAAAAAAGAACACGAAGTTGGATATCATGCAATGTTCTTACCATTAGTGAAAATCTCATACAAAATGGGCAACAAGTGGTGGAATAAAACAGTTCGTGCTGTATTAGAGCATTTAGTTAAACATAGAACAGCTGATATTTGGTTAGAAGCTAAAGGTAAAAAGCGTGATAATTTAGGTCGCATATATCGTAAGATTTTTGAGCCACTATGCTAT